TTCATTTGAAACAAAGGCTGTACGTGGTGTTGGTAAACCATACTTTTCAAATAATAATGCTGAAGTAAGTTTATTATCACAAGTTAACATTGCTGCTCTTGTGTTAATCATAAATGCTTGTGAGTTTTGAAAAGATGATATTAAAGATAATCCTGCCTCATCTTCTAAAGCACCACCTCTAACTATACAAACGGTGTCTCTACCTGTAAAAGTATGTTCACCGTTTTTGCCGTCATAGTTATAAACGGTCAAAGTATTTTTATCTTCGTCTTTTTGTGTGATGATTGTAGATTTAGTATTTACAATAATACATTTAATGCCTTTTTTCTTACACGCCTTTTGTATAAGATCAGCAGTTGTATTTTCTTTAGGGTCTTTTGAGTCGGCCACCGTTACCATAGCCACGGTGATAGGTTTATCTCTACGACCTACATCTGTTTCTGTAATAAATTCTTTAAACTTCGGTACTTCCATTATCGCTATCTTTTACTTCCTCTTTTTTTTCTTCAACTTTTTTACCTATATTATATTTAGCTGATAGCGTCCACTCTTTTTTCTCTTTAAATGGTAATACTTTAATTTGACTTAAAGGCGCTTTATTTTCAACATTTGTTTTTTCAACTATATCAATTAAGTTCCAATCTTGTAATAAAATTGCTATTGTATTTCTTCTTTGAATATCGTTCTCAACTAATGTGGCCTTTTTGCCATCTAAAGCAAATAATTCTTTAAAGTGTGTTATAAAATATTTACCTTGTTTGTGTAAAATATGACAAGATTGATATAATGTTTTATCTTTTCTGGATGCTACACCAATTCTTGTTAAAGTTTCTCTAACTTTTAGGAAGTCGTCTGGCTGTTTGATTGTAACCTCTAACATACTTTCAGGCGACCATTGTATTTCTTGTTCACTCATTTTCTTTTTCTCCCGCCCTTATTCAAGGACAACTTAATTTCTTCAATTTGTTTGTCGTTTAGTATGTTGAGAGCCTCTTTTGCTTTTTCATTACTGTAGCCATAATACTCTTTTACATACTGTAAATTAGTCAACTTGGTAGATGATAACCATTTACCGCCAAATCGTTTTCTCTTTCGGATACTATTTATCAAAAAGTGAAATTGTATTTTCTTTGGAAGAAAATGAAAGCCGTTTATCTCGTTTGCCTGAGCAATACAATCATAATGCATTGATAGACATTTGTTAATAATATAAGGTGGATACTTCTTTTCCCACGTTATATCGTCTGTGTCTAATAATTTCTCTTTGCTAAAATTAATAGCATTAAGATAATCTTTCAATTCGTACATTATTTTTTTTCGTGTTTTTTGTGACCCTTATGACTGCCCATATAGTAGTCGCCAGGTTCATAATCCCAAACTTTGCCGTGGTGACCTCTAATATCTGCCCACCACATTCTAAATTTTACGATTAATTTACGCCAAAAAGTTTTTCTAGCCATTCTATCCTCACTTAAATTTACAACTTGCCATTATTTCAGTTAAACAAGCAACCATATTTATCTCCTGATCGGCAACAAAAGCGGACTTATACTGATAGCCAGCTAAAATTAATATCGCTTGAGGAACAGACTTTGTTTCTAAATTAGCATACAAAGAATCATAGATTGTTTTAAATAAATGAGAAGGCTCTTTATCTAGGTTTTGAACAACCCACTTTCTCATATCGTTAAATCTTTTTTCTTTTAGTGTCTTTATAAGACCTTTTATATTCTCATTTGACATACTAAACAAGATACCACTATCAATTTTACCTCTAACAGAATATCTTTGTAATTCATTTAATATTCTTCTAAAGTCTGGATAGTGTTTTTGTATTAGTTCAGATAAGACTTTCTTTTCAAAATCAACCTTTTCATCTTTTAATATACCTTCAACTCGTTTCATAAAGGCCATTGCCGTTTTTACTTTTTGACCATTTGTAATCTGAAAGTTAATTACGGTACAACGACTATGTAAAGCTGGTATAATCTTATTTACAAAATTACAAGTAAATATAAACCTACAATTTTTATAAAATGTTTCTATAAAGTTTCTTAAAGCAGGCTGAACACTATCAGCATTCATATAATCTGCCTCGTCAATTATGACAACTTTATGATTAGATTCTTCGGTAAGAGATACCGTTGAAGCAAAGTTTTTTATTTGATTTCTTAATGTATCAATATGACGGCCTTCGTCTGAACCATTAATTACAATATAGTCAGCGCCAAGTTCTTCACACAAAGCCTTTGCTACGGTAGTTTTACCAATACCAGCACTACCGGATAATAGTAGATTAGGTATTTCTTTTTGTTTGATAAAGTTAGTAAATGTTTCTTTTAAATCTTGTGTAAGAATACACTCACTAATTTTTTTAGGACGGTATTTTTCAACCCACAAAAAATCGGACATTATAACCTCCCTTAAAATTCAGAGTCAGGTTCTAATGCTATCCAATATTGTATAGGTTTGTTTCTATTTACAAAATGACTTATCTTTTGTTTAGAAATAGCAACATCATAATCGTCAGATACCATTTTAAAGTTTTCTGCTTTAAAGTAAGCTGTAAATGTTTTATCAGTTTCACCAACAGAAATAGAATAATCATTTGATGATTTATTCTTTTTGTCAGTAGCAACTAATGTAATTGATTTACCATCACCTTTTACAGCAACATCTGGTAGATTTAATGTTGTAACACCTTTTTGAAGTCTAGCAAAGTCATCTTTTTTTAATGTAAAAGTAACTTCTTTATCTGGCATTGTGATGTTTTTAGTAGGCGCCACAATAACAGACTTGTCAGCAAAAAAGTATTTAATTGATTGTTTAGAATTGCTATCAGCGATTTGTACATTTGAACCACCATTAAAATTAAGAGAAGGTTTTTGAAATAACTCAACTGCTCTTAAAAATTCTGGTAGATCATATATAGCAAACTCGCTATCAAACTTTTCTGATATTTCAGCTTCTGCTAAAATATTTTTCATTGTAGAGATTGTCTGTACTTTGTTTCCAGGTTTAACTAGAATATTCTGGTTAATATCTGAAAAGTTTTTTAATACAGCAACCGTATCACTTGATAGATTCATAATTTAATCACCTCTTTCATATTATAATATAATTTAACATATTGTAGTTTTTTTGTCAATGTTATTAGATACCCTCACCTTTTAAATAAGGAGTTTGATTTGAAAACTCCAGGTAACTAATCATATTTTCTGGTGTAGTCTCAATATAAGGGTCGTCATCTAGTCCTTCATTGTTAATACCTGGTTCTTGCCACCATTTTTCAACAACACCATCATTTATAACGGCCATATATCTCCAACTTCTATTACCAAAACCTTTGTGATTCTTTCCAATAAGCATTCCCATATATCTAGTAAAATTACCTGATCCATCTGGAATTACTTTTACATTTTTAATTTTTAATATCTCTGCCCAAGCGTTCATAACAAACGTGTCATTAACACTACAACAATAAATTTCATCAATACCTAGACTTTTAATTTTATCGTAGTTGTCATCAAAACCTGGTAGTTGAGTAGATGTACAAGTTGGTGTAAAGGCACCAGGTAAAGAAAATAAAACTACTCTTTTACCTTTGAAGAAATCATCTGTTGTTTTTTCAATCCATTTACCTTCATCAAAACTACAGCCATCTTCTAATACCACATCACCTTCCCTAATTTTAAAATTTACTTTTGGTATTTTAAATTTGTCAAACATTTTTTCCTCTTTATTTTTTGGAGCGGGTAACAGGTTACGCTCCTGTGTCTCTAGTTTGGTAAACTAGCATAATGCTATTATACGATACCCGCATTATTTAATATATCACAAAGCTATTCTAAAGTCAATGCTGGTTGATAGTTAGTAATTAATATTTCTTTACCTTTACCAGCGCCCTTGTTTTTACTAGCATTTTGTTTATTAAATTTTTTTTCAAGCCAAAAATATTCGTGTTTTGGAAACCAAGTTTCTAACTCTGGAAAATCATAATAAGATAATACAAATTTACCTTTTATACCTTTTAGTTTTTCGGCTAATTCTTT